ACTCTATATTATTTTTTTCTAAATTATCATGATTATTATATATATCATTTAAAATCATTTCATCAATTTCTTTATCAGTAAAATCATTATAAAATTTTATATCTTTATTTGTGCCTTGTGCAACATGGTCTATTAAATTCAGCATACCTTTATACAAAATATATTTAGCTCTTCTTTGATTTAAAATTGAGTCATCTATTTGACCATTATCATAATCACTCTCTATAACCATTTTTTCACTTAATTTATCTAAATAATCATAATCCAGTACATCCTCATTAAATTTAAAATCTATATTTAAAATTTCACTTATACAATCTTCTATATCTTTCAGATTAAATGATTCTTTGTTTTCTAAAATTCCATCATCAATATACTTATAAATTTCTTCTTGTACTTTACTAGTAGTTAATTTCATATAATCTATATAATTTCCATGATGTAGCATTATGCTTTTATATATATAAAATTCATCTTCTTCTGACAAGTTCATTTTTTCTAATATTGATTTCAAAAATGCTCCAGAAAACACATTATGTTTCGCTATCTTTTCTAAAGATTTTTTTTCAAATTCTAATTTTTTGATTTCTTCTTTTAAAGAACTAGATGATATTTTATTGTTAATTTCTATTTTTTGCTGTGTGATTAAATTAATCTTTCCTAAATCGTGCAAAACACAACATATCTTTAGTATTTCTATATCTTTACCTGAATACAAATCTATATCTAATATAGATTCTAATACTTTAAATAAATCTTTAATATGTCCGACTAGTGTTTGTTCCTTTTTATTTAAATTACATGAACCAGCCAATAATTCTTTTTTCATATTAACCCCCAAAATACTTTAAAGTAATAATAACTATCTATGTTTATTACTTTTTATATATTAACTATCTTCATAAACTCCTTCTGTTTAAAAGTCTGCATTATTTAAATGCAGACCTGATAAAAGCATATTTTATTGTTGTTTATACTAATTAAAATATATAATTTATACTTTGATTACTGCTTTCTTTCAAACTTAGAATATGCTCCTGATAATTTTTTTATTTCTCTTGAGTTGTATTTTCTTTGTATTTCTTTAACCCTTCTCATATGTTCATCCATATTAAAATCATATTCTAGTTGTTCCATAGCACATTTTTTTAAATATTTAGATGTGTTTGTATTAAGTCCAACACGTCTGAAACCTTTTACAATATTGTTGTTAGCTTCTACTAACATTAAATCCATTGCATATCCTTCATTTTCTTCAAGTTCTTGAAATTCTTTACATTTAGATAAATGAATTGTAAATGGTATATCTGCATCTCCTATACCCATTGTATTTGTAAATACGAAGAAAATAATTTTGTCTAAAAAAGATACATCTATTCTTAAATTACCTTTTCGAAATTCAATTATTTCTTTGTCTGATAAATTATCTAATTTAAATATAGCTGTAAATCCAGTTTCACTAAAATTAATACTCAAGCCAACTGGTATTTCTGCTTCTAATTTCTTTCCTACTTCTATTTTAAACATATATATTTATTCCTCCAATTTTTCATATTGTACATTATAAGTATAGCTTGTCTTATAACATTTTTCATCATTTAATTTTCTTTTGATACTTCTCTTATTATTTTATTGCGATTTAATACACAAGTTAAATCAATTATTATTAAGCAAATTATTATTAAGCAAATTATTAAAAAGAATAATATCATGATAATAATAATTTTCTATACTTCTTTCAACTATTACTTGCAATTCTTGTTTACGATTTTCAATATTCTTTTTTATTTCTTCTGAAAAATCTGACAAACTATCTTCTAGATTTCTTTCAATTAATTCGTCAAAGCTGTCTTTGTTGAATTTTTTATAACTTTCCCAATCCAAATCTTCATTTTTAATTTTACACCATTTTTCAAATTCTTCATAATCATTTAAGTAACAAGGTTCTCCTAGTAATTCATTAACACTTATTTTTTCTTTGTTTAATTCACAAATAAAAATTTCTCTTTCATAAATATCTTCTACATATTTAAGCGAGTTATGAACTGATATAGCTTCAACTTTACCTTCTAAATTTATATATATTCTTATAGTATTATCTTCTGCTAAAAAACTTTCCTTATAAACTTTTATAGCTTCTTCTTCTATTTTATCTATATTCTTATCTATTATTTTTAAAAATCTTTTTATTTTTTTATAATTCATCTTAATTCCTCCTATTTTTAAATTCTATTTTATAGTTTTTGAAAATAAATTTAATTACACCTAGTATTCTATTTCTACTAATTTATTTTTATCCTTTAGATACTGCTCAATACCTTCTTCAACTTTACCTCTAAGTTCTGATAATTCGTCACAAAATTGTTCACATTCACTAAGCTGCTCTAAGTCTAAAATTTCATCATACTCTCTTGTAAAAATTTTATGGTTATATGGTATATATATAGTATATTCTATATATCCTTTAAATCTAAAATCTTGACTCATTTTCATATCTACCTTTAAATCATTAACTTTAATTGTGCAATTTTCTATATTTTCTATTTTAAATCTAAAATCAGGTATATAATGCCACTCTTCTTTAAAATATTTTTGCATATCAATTCACCTCTTTATAATTTCTCTATATTTATTATTTTTATTATAGAACTACAAACATCTTCCTCGTTTTTTTCTACCACTTCAAATTCAATATTTATGTCTAAGTCATAATCTTCGCCTAATCCGCAATATGTATAGCTTCCTACATTTAAATATTCGTTTATATCTCCAGATGTAAAAAAGTCCCAACTACTTGTTCTTTCTACTGCTCTAGCATATAATTCTTGTATTTCATTGTCAAATTCTATTATATTAAACTCTTGCCCTTTTAAATTTTCCATTTCTTCTAAAAATTCTATTATTTTATTTTCCATTTTAGCCATCTCCATTTTTTAATTATTTTTATATATAAAAGTTCTTTCGCTCTTTTCAATTTCTGTAAGATACTCTAAAAATTCTTTAATTTCCTGCTTGTTTATGCCTGTTAATTCGTGTCTAATTTCACATTTTTCAACACGTGTAGAATATTTCCCTTCTAATTTATAAAATTTAGGTCTTACATTAGCTATAAGGTCACTTTCTACATTTTTGCTACACAAGCTATTTACATATATTAAAATGTTTTCTATATTTTCTATGTCTACTTTGTCGCTTTTTGAATAATAAAAATTAAATCTCAATCTTATTCCTATTTTACTGTTAATTTCACCATGACCCCATGTTTCAATTTTTAAACTCTTTCCAGCTGTTTCTTTAACGCATCCTACGTGACAGTTAGCACAATCTTTAAGACTTATATCAAATATATCATTGTTAATTTTATTAATCTCTTTTTCTATCATTTTAACATTCTCTTTATTAACTTTTAAATCTAATATTGTACTAAAATCTATATTCATGTTTTAAACCTCCAATTATTTTTTATTTTAATTATAATATCTGTTGGTGAACTATATTTGTACCAATCCAAAATTTTTAACAATTTACTCCTCTATAAAATAAATGCCATATTAATTCTATTTTTCTTGATATTTCTTCTATTTTTCTAATACTTTCAACTTTAGATTCTTTAATTTCTTTAAATCCATTTATGAAATATCTTGGATTTTCTTGTATTAATGTCTCTATAATAAGTTCTTTTGTTTTTTCCGTACTTGCATTAGGAACTTGTTTTATTATTTCATCAAATATTTCAACTATTTTAAGTACATTTTCTTTTATCTCATTAGCCCATGCGTTGTTAAATTTTATTTCTCTAGCTATCTTCTTAGCTTCTTCATAACTTATGTTATAATCTTTAACCTTTTTTAATTTGTGTGGTACTTGTGTTTCATATTCCAGTAAGCTCCATATTTTACTTTCTTCTGCAAATTGAGAATCTTTTAATGTCTGATTTATATGAAATGCTTTTTGCTCTAAAGAATTATGTTCTAAAATATCTTTGAAATTATCTATAAAGAATTTAGCACTTTCTATACTTCTCATTTCTTCTTTTATTCTTTTAAACTTTCTTTTACATTTTTCTGTCATTTCTTCTATGCTCTTGTCTTTTACTTTATAATCTCCGTCTTCTATTTTTTTCATTTTAATCTTTTCTAGTTCGTCAACAAAATTTAAAACATTATCTCTTATTTCATTAGCCAATTCAACTTGTTTTTCAGAACCATTTAACGTTAATACATTAAATGAATTTTCTTTTATTTCTTGACTGACATTATCTTCTCTATAAATTTCTTTTGAATATATTTCAATTATTTCATCAGTAAGCAAATCTATGAATTTTTTCAACACATCTGAGTATTGTTTTATGAAGTAAAAATTTTTATTGTTACAATCATAATAAATTTTTAATTCAGAAATATTACCAGAATTTTCAACACGCTGTGCTATCTTAGTTATTCCTAGTCCCTCTCCTAGTCCAATTCCAAAATCATTATTTTTAATAAACTCTTTGAAATTAATTTTAGAAGGAACTTTATTTATGTAAATTCGTCTATGTTCTCCACCTTGCCATAATTTATATTCTTTTAATAAATTTTTTTCCAATAAAGTTTCCATTTTTACCCCTCCATTTAATCTATATGTTAATTATAACAATACTCAGTGAACTATATCTGTACCAATTGAGATTTTATCTTATAGACATCATATATTTTTTATATTTTCAAATTTAATACCTTTTATTTTCCCATCTTTTATAATGAAATAAACCCCCTTTTCACTTAATTCTTTTGCATCTTCTAAGCTTATATTATTTATATCTTTTATATATCGTATCATATTGCACCTCCCATATTAAAATAAGTGTTTATACAGTTTTTTAAATTTATTTTATTATCTAATATTAAATACCAATCACCCATACAGGCTGGATAAAAGTAATATTTATTATCCTGTTTTATATAAACAATTGAACTTCCATCATTTAAAAATACTTTAATGTTTCCATTGTTATTTAACTTATTAATCACATATACATCCTTTGAGTGACTTATATTGTTTGACAGCTCTTTGTAAGTTGCAACTGCTCTATCTAAATCTTTTTTATTTTTAAAGCTATAGTTCCAGTCACCTAGACAAACTGGATAGAAATTATAAACTTGCTCTTTAGTATCATATAAAACTATACTTTCATCTTCTAAAACTTCAATAACTCTGTCTGTAGTTTCTACATAAAAATTATCTAATTCGGCAGCCTTAACTTTTGTTGCTCCTGCAACTCCAACAATAATTAAACCTAATAACATTCCCATAGCTATATTTTTGAATTTCATTTTTACACCCTCCTAGTTTATGATTATGACCCCGTACAAGCCTCTATAAGCTGTTTGAAAATCATCTTAATGTATTTATACCTTTTGATTTTTATAATCTTTAAAATCCTTTTATCAAATCACTATCATTATCATTTGAATTATAATAATATAGCTATAATAATAGCGATTTGATAACTCATATATCCTATTAAAAATATAATTTTAAACTCTTTTATTACTTCATGTCCTATATTAAAGATATGACACTCTTTTATATAAAATATAATCCTCATCTATATAAAATTCATTGTCATTAATTCATCGCCTACATACATTTATTGCATACTTTTATATAGTTCTTTTAAATCTTCATTTTCATCTAATATTACTTTTAAAGGTTTCATAGTATAACAACTTTTATATTTATATTTGTTTTTATTGTAATTTTCATCAAATTTACTCATATATTCCTTATACTTGATAAACAAACTGTTTAATATATCTATATCTATCAATCCAGACTTACTAAGTTTATTCATTCTCATACAACTATCTATCATACGAGCCAAAGACCAAGCCACTTCCGCAATTGCATCTTCTAACATTTGTTCATTAGATTTATAAGCATAAGAACCTTCTTTGTATTTAGTATTATTCTTCACTATTTTATTAAGATTTGTCTCTATATCTAAACCCTTACTGTAGTACTCCATACATTTGTAATGTTTTTTTATCTCTCTCGACAATGCTTTGTAAAATGTAACATTCAATTTCATTATTTTTTCTACACATGTTAATCCAACATGAAAAACTTCTCCTGTAACATTATTTTTTATTGTAGCTATATTTTTTATAGTTCTTCCACAGTGGTCACAAGCTCCTTTACCTTTTGTATAACTTATCAAAATATACTCATTCATGCTTAAACCTCCAATTTGTATTTAAATGTTGTTATTTCATATTTCTTTCTATCTGAAACGCTACCAATCCATACACCTCTGCTTGTTCTTTTGCTATTTCGTCCTCATTTCTATATGCATCTCTCTCACGTTCAAACTCTAATTGTTTAAAATATTTAACTATTTCTTTTTTTGTTTTAGTAATTCTTTCCAGCTCAAACGCTGCCATCTCCCATGCTTCAACTTGTCCCTTTGCTACTTCATTATTATTTATATCTGCATCTTTCTTATAACTAGATGCTATTATTCTAAAGTATCCAATTGTTTCCTCTTTTGTTCTATATCTTCTTTCCATTTTTACGCCCTCCTAATTTTATATTAAAATTAATATTTTAAGTACTTGTATTTTCATCTGTAATAACTCTTTATATAGTTTAATAGTTTTTCTTCTACATCTATATCAAAGACAGTTTTACACCCTACTATATTTTTTAAATCATTTAAAGTAAGCATTATTAAATGTGTATTATTCAAATCTAATCCATTTACAGTGTTTAAATTATATGTATCTAAATAATGAGATAAACCACAACCAAAACTATAATTTGCTAATCCATATTTATATCTAAATGGTGCTATATGCTCTACTCCTTTACACAACTTTAGTGTGACATCCTCAATGTTATTATTATCTATTAAAAAAAATCTAGTTTTTATTGCTTTCATACTTCTTAAGCAATTACCTATGCAACCAATTAAATACTTATTCATTTTAAACCCTCCATTTATATTAAAAGTTGAATTTTATTTATATCTCTTTTAATATTTTTTGATAATTACTATGAAGTAATATTGTTCTACATTTTTCATTATATGTTCTTATATAAACATCGCCATCTATTGTTAAAGTATCATAATCTTCGTATCCAATTTGATTTTGTCTAGTTAGTAAATTGTATATTTCTTTTCTTTTACACCATCCTGTTCCTATATAAAATAATTCTCTCTCTGTTTTAGAATTACTTTCTCTTTTACTTTTTTTGATATCTAACTTTTTAATTAATATATCATAGTCTATATCAAGATTAAGTTTTAATTTATAATGTCCTGTTTTTGATATAGTAAAAATTATCCAACTAGAGCTATCATATATTTTCCCATCATTTAAATTAATATTATTTATATTTTTTTTAATAAAACTATCAACCAATTTAAATATTCTATTTTGTCTAGTATATTTTTTTACATTTCTTACAAGTATTTGGAAAACTGGATTCCCTTCTATATCATAAAATACGATTATTTTATTCATTTTATTTTCCTCCTATAAATTAATTATTTTTTATTTAAAATTCTTTATATTGAATTTTATTTTCATTATCTAAATACATCATATTATTAATATTTTGTATTAATTGCTGTCTCAATTCTTCTCCTTTTAAAGCCCAATCTAATCCGATTAAGTTTCCTAGTCTAGTACTTAAGGAATTATAAGTTCCTGCTTCTCCTATTGTTTCACCTTCTAAAATGTCACATATATTTATTAAATCTGTTGCAGTCATATATTTAGAATAATTTATCATTTTTAACCCTCCTAATATTTTACATCTATCTTAAGAATTGAATTTTATAAAACAATAGCTTTAGCTTCTGTTATTTCATTATTAAATTTTATATTTTCCAACCATACACCACTTGGTAGTTTTTCATCAAGTGACCACAGGTAACAATCAACATCATTATGATATATTGTTGGGTTGAAATTTTCTATAAAAAGTATATCCTGCTTATTTAACTCTTTTGTTTTTATGTCCCATACTACATTTGATATTTTGCTATTTATTTTCATTTTTAATAATCCCCCTTTATAATTTATTAGATTGTTTCAATAATTTTAATTGATTGCTGTTTCCACATTTTAAAATAATACTTTCTGTAGTACTCCAATAGCTACTATCTAAATCCTTTTTAAACAATGATTTTATCTTGATTATTAATTTTTTCATAATTTTATTCCCCTTTCAATTTTTTATTGGAAGTGGCGTTTTTAAAGAACGCCCTAAAACTTTTTATTTAAGAAACTATAGCTAAATAATTTGATGCTATACAAATATTCTCATAACGTAAGTCAGTTCCATATAGCTCATAATTAAAGTATCTTTCAAGTGTTTCTTGACTTAACTCTTCAATATCTCCTAATCGTTCAATATAATTCTCTGCAAATTCAATATCTGTCATATTTTCATAATATTCTATATCTTCTTCGTATAAATTTTCAATAATCATGTCTTTATCAAAACGTAAATCTCTTGAAAATGCTTCTATGTCAAAGTAGTAAGCAATATTTTCTATATAAGATAAATCACCACAATATATTTCTTCTATGTAACTACGTCCTAAATTTTCATCATCCAATTGTGACCTGTCGTCAAGTTGTATAAAAGTATAATTATCTGACAAGCTACAAATATCACTTTCAATCATGTCGTAAAAATCAATGTATCCACGTTCAAGTAAAGCTTTTAACTCTTCAATCTCATATTCTTCTAACCTCTCAAGTTTCATTGCTAATTCATTCAGTTGCTCTATATTGCTATGTTCACTTATTTCTAACCCTTCTATATCTGTTTCAAAATCTGTTATGAAATACTCCTCATATTCTTCATTTATCCCTATTCTATCTAATATTTCTTGTAATTCTTCCTCGTTTACTGGAAGTTCAGCCCATTCCCCTATTAGTTCACTTTCGTTATATTTCCCTAAATTAGTTATGTATATATTTAGCATTTTTATATCCTCCCTTTTTACTGACTCGTTACTAGTCATTTTGTAAAAAATTTTATTTTATGATTTAATTATAATCGACTCGTCACGAGTTGTCAAGTATTTTTTTGAGTAGATTTTTTATCTACTCATCTATTTTTTCTATTACTATTTTATTACCATCAAAAGTCAACAAAACTTCCCTGTCTAGTTTAGTTATGTCCATATGTTTTATCCATGTAGTTGGAATTGTAACCCTATTCGTATATGATTCTCCCCTAGAATTACCAGCTCCTTTATTGAATATTACTTTTGCTTTTCTCTGCTCATACATTCGTTATACCTCCAATGATATTATTGTTTAATAATACCATACTAAGAGCTTGTAGAAAAGACACTCAATAATTCAAGTGTCTTTTTATGTACTGCTATTTAATTGATTTTGCTGTTTCATTTTGCACTATATCAAGCTTAGTATACAATGAGGTTTGACCATTTTCTAGGTCTTCAATTCTAAAATCAATACGACTAAAACATTCTAAAAGTCCCTCAACATTAGATTTTATTTTATCTTGTGTATAATCAAATTCGTCAAGCTTGTCATTTAAAATTTTAATACTTTCCTGTATTTCTCGTAGCAATTCTAATGTTTTCTCATCCATTTTATCTACTCCTATTTAATTGATTTTAACTTTGCTATTTCATTCCAATTTTTAGATGTAGCCATTTCTACAAAGTTCATGTCATTTTTTAAAGTGTCTATTTTTTCTCCAACTTCTGTTATGCCTTCCATATTTCTAGCAACTTGATTATAAGTTAAGTCTAGTTTCTTTTTAATTTCTTCTTGTCCTTCTTTTAAATCACTAAGTTGGTTTTCAATCCCATCAAAACGACCATCCATACTATCTAGTCTAGTATTAATCCATTTTATTTCTCCTTGTATATCATTAATACTAGTATCCATTTTTTGTAATAATTCTAATATTTTTTCATCCATGCCGTTCACACTCCTATTTTATTATTATATCATAATTTAAGTGTTGTATTCTAACACTTACTAAAATAATCTAATAAATAGTTTAAATTATACTAGTAAATATTAGATAGTTTATAACCATGTAGGTGTCAAGCAGTACAAACTATAATTTTAATGCTCAATCTTTAGTACTTTTTATAACGCAGTACCTCACAACTGCTATGTCATATTAAATTGTATTGAGTGCCATTATAGAAGCAACTAAGTTGATACCTCAATTTTTTGTAGGCTTTAATTGGAAACCTTTATTAATTTTATTTATTTAATTACTTAATGTTGGGAACACCTCACCAACTGGTATGACTAATTCATTTTTGTAGTTAAAAAATGAAGAAAAAACTATGTGTAATATTTGTGTTGTGTGCCTTTCACCATTCACACCATTTAAAAGGTCAACTTAAAGGTAGTAATTTTTTAATAGTAGTTTAATATTTTTTAATAGAACCCTTTAAGATATTAGCTAGAGTTTTAAGAAGGTTCTTTGCCTGTTACTTCATTTGAGAGGTGGCTTTGTGTTTTCTTGTTCTCCCTTGCTATGATTTAATTATAAAACAAAATGTTTTGATTGTCAATATAAAATATAAAAAACAAAACAAAATGTTTTAAATAATGTCATATATAAAACATACCGTTTTGAATACAATTGTAATTAAATTTATAATATGTTATATTTAGAATTAAGAGGTGATTTAATGAATAGATTGAGAGAGCTAAGAAAAGAAAAAGGATATTCAACTCAACAAGTGGGAGAACTATTAGGCGTACATTATGTAACAATACAAAACTATGAAACAAACAGAAGAAAAATTGACAATGAGACGCTTATAAAATTATCTAATATATATAATGTAAGTATAGATTATATATTATGTCTTACAGACAATAGAGAAAATATACAACTAGAAGAAGAAGAAAAACAACTATTAAATAATTATAGAGAGTTAGACACTAAGAGTAAAACAATAGTACAAGAACAAGTCAACACATTAAAAAAATTACTGTAAGCTAGAGTATATATGTCTAGCTTATTTTTATATTTAATTTTAAAGATTAAAGGTATAAACATAAGGTGAATGCATTGAAATGTGCTTAGAATGGATTTAAATGGCTTGTACAATATGTTATTATAATAAAATAGACTAGATTATAGCTAGTCTATTTTATATTATTAAATTATTTTATTTAATGTTAAGTACTACCTTGAGTAGATTATATTACTATATGTCAAGTAGTTCTTTTGATTCTATATCTAAATAGCTACATATTTTTTCTAGTTCACTTACTGTAAATTGATTCTCTCCTTTTTCTTTTCTGTGATAATTTCTTAAAGATATGTCTAACATTCTAGCAATATCCTCTTGAGAATATTTTTTTTCTTTTCTTATATCAATTAATTTTTCTAATTTCATGCTATCACCTCATTAATATTATAACAAAAAAGAGTTACTTATACATTAAGCAACTCAATAAAGATATTAAAGATAAACAATATATATTGCTCTAAGTGCAAAATATAAGAAGAATAATAAACCTAGTATCTTTATTATTTTTAAAGTGTTTTTAATATGTTGACTCATGTCATCACCTCGTTTACTTTCAATATTAGGTGTGTTACAATATACCTATAGAGATATATTTTTATAGGTATATTGCATTGGTTATTAATGTTTAATTATGTATATAAGTATTAATAACCAACCGATACAAGAACATAAAGAAATCAAAATATGTTCAAGTGATTTAAATACTTGTACAAAGAGCTTTTCAAGTTGGTGGCACAACTCGATTAGCTCTTTTATTTTGCCTTTTGTTATTCTCATAACGTCACCCCCTAATATTGAATTGTATAGATAAGATTAATTCTTATCTTAATTAAATTATATACAATAATGACAAATTTGTCAAGAAAAATATGGCAATAAGGTTGTGGGTTGATATTCGACGATGTCAGATTAATGCTAAAATGATGTATATAAGACTTTATAATCCATAATAAAAAAATTTATTCTATAGCAAATAATATTTTATATAGATATCAATAACTAAAAATTGAAATGCAGTGATTACAACAGGTTTGTAGTCTAAGAATTATAATGACTGACATTTTACTGACAAAATAGAAAGTGTAGGTGTTGTAAGTGTTGAAAATACTAGGTTTTAGAAAAATGGCATAAAATACTAATTTTTATGTCCTTTTTTACTGACAAAAACACAGATTTTTAAAATAAGATAAAAGTAATACTTTTATTAATTAAATAAAGTAAATAGAGTATTTTACATATTAAAATAAATAAAAATGAAGTAGGGGGTATTTTATGGAAAGTGGCTTGTTTGTCAGTAGGATTTTGTGTGTAGTCCTTTCATTTCCACATTTCAAAAAAATTGCAGACGGATTTACAGACGAAATAGCTCTGTATTTTCCTCATAAAACAAATATTTATCTAAAGATATTTCTTAGATTTTTACTCTTAAATTACATTCTCAACAAGGAAAATATAAAATAAAAGTGTATGTATTGATTACATAAAAATAACTAATACATATAAAAATATTAAATACAAAAAATAACTTGAAATATAGGAAGATTTATTAAATTAGAATGAAAATGTCGTCTGTAAGAAAATAAGTTTCAATATTTTACTTAAAATTAAAATTGACATCTAAAAAAACATAAATAGTATAGTTAAAGAAATTGATTTATTGGTTTGGAAATAGTTGATATATAATTTAAATATTAACTAAAAATTTTTAATAATAAATTATTGGTTTAAATTTAAATTATATATAGTTCTAATTTAGTGCTAATTTTAACTAATAACTAAAAAATGTCATTTTATAGTTGAATTTTTGTGCAAATTTAATGTAATTATCAAGTTTTTATATGGTATAATATATTTAGCAAATATTTACTTAGGAGGAATGAAAATGGAAGAAAATTACCAAGTTATAGGCTTAGATATAGGAAGAGGATACGTAAAAGGATATAGTAAGTACAATGGAATGGTTAAAGAATGTTTATTCAAATCAGTATTTGGTGATGGAAGAAACATAGATTTTGAGAAATATGAAAATCCAATATACATAGATTTTGAAAGCGTAAGTTACTTTATTGGCTTATTAGCAGAAAAAGAAAGCATAACACCTATAAGGAATTCTGATGACTCTAAAATATCTTTGACAATGAGAATATTAGTTGCTGCTGCTCTTAATGAAATAACTGTAGCTGATGAAGTAAAAATAATGTTGGGTGTTCCATATAAATCATTTAGGAAAACTACACTTAAAGAGGTTCTAGAGGCATATAAAGGTAAGACATTCAAAATAAAAGATAAAATAAAGGGTGGGTATAAAGAAATAAAAATATCTGACATATCCATATTTAGAGAAGGGGATGCTGCTTTATATCATTTATTAGAAGGAGAAGTGAATGAAGATAAGGCAGTTGGTGTGGCTCACATAGGATTTAGAACCACAGAATTATCCTACTTTGAAAAAGGTTTTGTATTTAATGACAAACTATCAGATACATTAGAAGCTGGAAATCAAGATGCTTTAACAATAGTTCAAAAACAACTTAAAGATAGAGGTATAATAAGAGAGCTTAATGAAATAGATAGTTCTAATGATTATGATGAACTTAAAAAGGCTGCCTATATTATGGCATCTGAAAGTACAGCTCAAAGAATAGCTTCTAAGTGGAAAAATATAGACGAAATGGATGTATATGTAAGTGGAGGTACTGCACTACATATGACATTTGATAATAGATTCAAAGTCTCTAAAGATGCTCAAATGGTTACAGCTAAAGGATTATTTGAAGTAGGTATGGAACAATTCTAGGAGTGATATTATATGAAAAAATCATCTAGCTTTTATTTAGAAGAAGATATATTTGGTGAAATAGAAAAGTATCAAAATGATAAAAATATAAGCAGTAGAAATACAGCTTTGGAAAGAATAATATTAGAGTGGAAAAATCTTCAAGAAGAAAATAAATTATTAAAACAATGTTTAGGCAATGGTGTATATAGGACAAATAAAAAGACAAGTGTTACTGAAGAAAAAAAAGATATAAAAAGAGAAAATCCTATTATTAAGAATATATTTAATAATATGCCAGATTAAAAGAAAATATCTACTCAAGAAATTTTGGGTAGATATTAAAAAAAATATTGAGAACATAGAGGGTATATGATATAATAGAAATAGAACATAGAGGGTAATAAAATTTCTGAAGCAACATGTTGCGAAGAACAATTGCAAGATGGTTTTTATCTTGTAATTGAAATAAAATTTATAAGAAAAGAGGTAGATATTTATAGTTAGAGGTAATGAATTTATAAAAGATGTTATTGTAACAGACAAAAGAACAGGAGAAATATTGGAGCATAAAGGGATGAAAAGAGGTGAGGTACTTGAAATTGGAAAGAGAAAAAAGAGTTTTTCTCCAGAGCAAAGGGCTATTATCAATAATAAAAAAGAATTACCATACCATAATTTTAAATTAGGAGGTTTTGTATTTTGTACTTATGTTAAAAATGAATTATTATTTAATGAAGTAAATATAAGTAAAGCTAATATAAGTAGATTAATATATCTCGCAACATATCTAAACTATAATACAGGAGAAGAAAATTTATTGGTTAGATATTCTCAGTTTAAAGAAATGATTCCTATAGATAGAAAAAACATGAGAGAAATATTAAATCTTAAAGATAGGGCATTTAGAAATTTTTTAGCAGACGTAAAAAAATGTGAGTTATTATATGAATCTAATAATAAATTTTATATAAATCCAAAGTATTTTACTAAAGGAATTCCTAATTTTGAAAATAAAGAATATACAAGAATATATATAAATACTAGTAGATTTCTTTTTGAACATTGCACACCAAGACAACATAAACAATTAAGTTATATATATCAACTCATACCATATATACATTTCGAGAGTAATATCTTATGTTTAAACCCTCATGAAACAGATATTTCAAAAATAAAAAAAATTAGTTTATATAAAATTTGTCAATTATTAAATATTAGTACAATAAAACAAGATATGAACAAATTTAAAAAGGAATTACTTAGATTTTATATAAAGGTAGAAGATGATAAATATTATTTTTTTAAATATGTAATCGTTGAAGGGAATAACAAAAATACAGACTATTTCATTATAAATCCTTGTGTAATATGGAAGGGAAATAATTTAAATTTAGCAAAGAAAACAATTGATTTATGCTTTTTTAATTGTATTTAGAAAGTCTGTCTAAGAATAAGAGGTAATGAACTGTAAAAATTAACAAAAATATAGGAAAAACAGTTAAAAAATTAAATTTAGGGGTGGCACAGAAATGTGACCAAAAGGCAAAAAAACGGCACAGAAATGTGACCAAGAAAATTAATTTAAAATCTTATAATATAGAAAAGGAGAAGTATGAAAGAGAAAAAAATAGAATTAATATATTTAGAAGATTTAGATGAATCAGAGAAAACAGGCGTACATAAAAATAGGTATCAAATATTAAATGAGGAATATGAACAAATGATAGATACATACACAGAGATGAGTAAAAGGTCTTCATATGATATTGTAAATGAAAGGCATAAGGAGGATTTTAAGGATGAACTATGGGATTATGATGATACAGATTATGATGATGGATTGCAAGGAAAGGAGGTATAATATTGATATATAATAATAACAATTTTTATGAAGAAATAGATGGCAAATCTGCACAAGATTACATAAAGAATTTAGATTATAGCATAGACAATAGCAAAGATAGAATTAAATACATAGAGGAACGATTAGGGGTAAAACACACGTGGTTTGAAGAGTCAAATAGAAATTATATAGATACATTTTATAATACTCTTACAAAGAGAAATGAGAATATTATTACTAGAGTGAAATATCAAGAAAAAAAACAATTCAATGATAAATTTTGGGAAAATATATTTGAGCAAACATCAGATAGTCCTTTAGATAAAGATGGTGTATATTATGTTACTATTGATGGAGAAGAAGTAGTTATGGATTATAATAGATTCATTACTTGGTGTGGCTATAATCAAATTAATCCAATCGAATATATAAATGTTAAAAATCCTTTTAGTAATAGTAATGGTACATGGGAGTACACACATCATAATACATCGAAAATTAAGTTGATATTAAATAAAGATGACAGTATATATTCTACTTCTAATATAGCAAAAACATTAGAAATAATGGGGAGCTATATACTCTCAGTAGATGATAAACCTAAGGAAACTAAAATAAGAATATACAATTCAAAAGAGTTATTTAATAGAGCATGTCAGGAAGAAGCACTTCTAAATAAAATAGCACCTGCAAATGGTGGAAATATAAATTCAAACACTTCTAATAAAGATGGATTCCTAGAAGACAATTCCTTTGCATTTTTTCAATTACCTAAAAACTATAAAAAAATAAAAGATATAAAAGTTAAACCTAAAGATATTAAAAAATATCCAATTATAAAAACATACTCAGATACTTATGAATGGTATAAAGCTAAATATAAAGAATTAGGACATAAACAATTAAGTAAAGAAGAGTTAAAACTTAAGAGAATGGTTAGGAAAAATTTAAATGCATTAAAAAATGATATGACTGATGTTAAAAATTCTATAGAGAGACCAATTATATGGAAAGCACCATTAGCAGATGCAGGAAGCCCAGAATGGGACTATTTAGATATGTTTGATAAATCACATGTTAAAGAGCTTTTAAAGATTCAAAAGGGTAATGATTTGCAAGATGATTTAACATGTATAGTTATGGATTTAAATAATATTATATCTAAAATTGAATTTACCACAGTACAAAAAGATATTTTAAATTTATATAGAAAAGATAAATCATTAGAGTTTATTTCAAATTTAATGAATATAACTCCTCAAGCAATAAATAATCAAATAAATAAAATAGTGAACAAAATAATAGATGCATATCAGAAAAACTATGAAGAAAATTATTATTATATATCTGTTTGTAAAGGAAAATATAAAAAATGTAGCAGATGTGGAAAAATTAAGTTGCTATCTAGGTTTGATAAAAATGGTAAAAAGGGATATCGCTCAAATTGTAAAAACTGTAATTAGCTGGTGGGGAAAAGTGGTTTAAAAAAGGGTCGCTTAAAACATATTACTTATGTAAGGGGTTAATAAAAATAATAAAATTATTCCTTACTATTATCAAATGAAAATTATATAAGAAAAGGGAGATTAAGAAGATATGAAAAAAGTAGATTTTTTAAAAGAAGTAGCAGAAGAATTAGGTGTATCACAGATAAGAGTAAGAGAGATACTTGATGTGATAGAAAAAAAAAGAAACGAAGTACTACAAGATGGTGAAGAATTGACGTTGATGGGAGTTAAATACCTAACTAAAATACAAAAAGGTAAAGAAGGAGAAATAACTCTTAAAGATGGAACTAAAAAACCTTGGAAAACTGAGGAAAAAAGAGTTCCAAAATTAAAAATAGCTAAATCTTTAAAAGATGCAATTATATAGAGAGTGTATGGGTTAAAAGCCCTTTCATATGGTGACATATGGTAGCAAACCTAGAATATGCTAAAAATTAATACAATTAGCAGAGATAGCTCATTTTGAGAAGCTCTAGTGGCTGGTAATAGGTATTTTACAAATATAAGATGATGATGCTGCTAAAATGAATATAGCGTGGCAAATATACACGAGGTTGATGAGCAACATATAACTTGAAATAGATACGGTGAATGCCCTAGTATGCCTTAAAGGTGTAAGAATAAAGAAGTAGAATTTGAGGTAACAGATTCTACTTCTGCTTTTTAAAATTAGAGGAGTTTGTTGGTGTACCTGGCTAATAAAAAACTGAAGAAATTGTGAATAAATCAAATAGTCTTTTGAACTAAGTAATTTTTATGTGGATTTATTTATAAAAAAGTGGTGATGTTCTACCAAATAGTGGACAATTAAAAAAGATTCTTTAGTGTGAAAAAACAGCCACGCTATCCGAGCTGTCGGAGTTTTAAAATACAGCACTTGACCATGGTCGAAGGTAGCGATACTCGACTTGCTGTTTGTAATTTATAGAAATATGGAGAGGTACTCAAGTGGTAAAGAGGATAGTTTGCTAAACTATTAGGTCAATTAATTTGATACGAGGGTTCAAATCCCTTCCTCTCTTCCAATAAAAAAAAGTTTGTTATTTTTAAATAATATCTTAATTAAAAGGGAGATGTTTTTATGGTTAAATATAATGTTCATAAAGCTTTAGCAGAAAAGAAGTTATTAGAAGATAAGATAGATAGATGCATTAGTAATTTTAAAATTGTAGGTACTAAAAAAGGCTCTGATAAAAATGTATATGAAACAAAAACAAGTGTAGAAGATTTTAATGTAGAAGTTTCAAGTAAATACCAACAAATAGAAGATTTAATATATAATTATAACGCATTAGATAAAGCAATTAATATCTCTAATGCTATAACAAATGTTCAAATTTGTAATAAAAATTATACAGTTTTAGAAGCAATAAAAAGAAAAAATAGTATAGAATTAGATAAATCCTTGTTGAGACAAATGGTTAGTAACTATGATTGTATGATGTCTGAAGTAAATCGTAGAAATGAAGAAGTGCAAAAAAATACAGACAGAATGTTTGAGGAAAAAGAAAAAAGTAAAGATGGAGCAGAACTTATTTCATTTTATAAAAAACAACAAGAATGGTCTTTAGTAGACCCTTTAAAAATAAGAGAGAAAATAGAAAAGTTAAGGGATGAAATAGAAGAATTTGAAAAAGAAGTTGATTTTGCATTGAGTACATCAAATGCACTTACAATTATAGATGTAGATTTAAAATAGTCCTTAATTGGACTATTTTTTAATTTGCAGGTTAGGCGAATAACATAAATTATAAGTTCCCATTTGATTTTGGGTTAAAAATCAAACTGCTTATATAAAAGTGATGGGTACATACAAACGAAACGATTGTACTGTATAAAAGAGAACAATAGATATAAAGTTTAAAGTTAAAAATTCAAATATAAAATCTCAAGGATAAAAGATTAAATTATTAAAATAGTAAAAATAAAATAAAAAAGTTATAGAAAATCCTTGATAAATGCTAAATGCGTTAACTTATATTAGCTATTGTTAGCTACAAGGCTGCCTAATTTGCAAATAAATATATTCCCAGTAGAGTTAATAAAATTATAAAAAAGGTGAAAGTGCATGAAAAATAATAAAGGAACAGTATTAGAAAAATGTGAAATAATAAAACAAGAAAATAATACATATAAAATTATAGAACATTTGAAAGATGGAGACCATGAAGTATTACTTAGTGATGTTTTGGATAAGTATACTGGTGATACAGATTTAAACATAACGATAAGATTAAGTGAAACAATAGTCCAATAAATCAATATTGGACTATTTATTTTTTACTTAATATATTGATAATGATATTTATGTGATAAACAGGGAGATATTAAATATGGAAGACATATTGAAGAAAAAAGAAGATGAGTCACTAGTTGACTATAGGATTAGAATACGACTAGCAAAGGTTAATAAAGAGATAGATTTGGATTGGGGAGAGATAGTTGAACTATTAGGGTTAGAATGTTCTCCAGACCATTGTAGGAAGGTTTCTTATGGGTTGAAAGAGGCTTTTGATTATCTTAATTCTAAAGTACAAGATAATTCTGCTCAAGAAGAGATTGATAAAATAAATGAGAAAATATTAGAGCTGAAAAAGATAAAAGTACAGTTATCTGATGAAAGGTCATTAGTAAATAAGAAAATAAGAGAATATTCAAGAATAGATAATATAATTGATTTATTTAATAATAAAATAGATGATATATCACTTCATAAGCCATTTCTAAGTGATTCTAGTTACAAATGCTATGAATCTTCAAATCAAGAGGCTATTATGCTAATTTCAGACATACATTATGGATTAGAGATTATTAATGCATTTAATAGATATAATTCAGAAATATTCAAGATAAGAATACAATATTTAAAAGATAAAATTATTGAATATAGTAAGTTGCATAAGATTAATAGACTGCATGTAATGCTACTTGGAGATTTAATCTCTGGTCACATACATAATTCTATAAGATTAGAAAATAGAGAAAATATAGTTGAGCAAATTATAGAAGTATCTGAAATACTTAGTGAATTTATATATGAATTATCTAAAGAAATTGATAAAATTATTGTTTATTCAGTTGGTGGAAATCATGATAGAATTCTTCCTAAAAAAGATGAAAATTTAGATAAAGATAATTTTACACTATTAATAGATGAATATATAAAGCTAAGAATTAAAAGTTTAGGCAATGTAATATTCCAAGAAAATATATATGATAATGACATAATAGTAGCTAAAATATGTGGAAATACATGTTTCGCAGTACATGGAGATAAAGATAAAATGTCTACAGCAATTCCTAAACTGACCTCTCTTATAAAATTAATTCCTGATTATATCTTTATGGCTCATCTACACAATTGTAAGGAAGATAATTATGGAGAAAGTGAAATATGTGTAAATGGAAGTTTCTCCGGAACGGATTCTTATGCTAAGAATCTAAGATTAAGTTCACACGCAATGCAAAAATTAATGATATTTAATGAAAGTGGGAGAATATGTACTTACAATATAAATTTAAGTAAGCTATAAGTTATTTATTAAGAGCTGAGTTAAGTTTATATTGTAAATTTAATTCAGCTCTTAATTGAGTTGAATCTCCCTATTAACCACTAGAGAATTAAATCTCTAGTGGTCTTTTTTAATGGTGGTGATGTTATGAATGGCAATTAGTAAAACAAAGTGTTTGAATTGTGGTGAAGAAAAATATACAGATAGATATTTTTGGAAAAGTCATAGTGAAATATTTACTTTAAATAAAAGACTTCCAGTATGCAAAGAATGTTTTAGAGCTAGGTTTTTACTATTAAATGGGTGTTACAATGGAGAACTTGTAAAGGCACTAAAACATATATGTTTCAACTTTGATGTTTATTTTGATGAAAAATTAGCTAAAGAACTTGCAGATAAAAAAAATAAAGATGAATTAATAGATGAATATATGAAAATTATTAATAGAAATTCAAAATATAAGGGAAAGACATCTTTAGATAATTTATTGAAAGAAATATATACAGAAAATAATAATGATAAAAATATAGTCATAAATGATGAAATTAAATTAAAATGGGGAAGAGGTTTTGATGATTATGAGTATAAAATCTTAGAAAGAAAATATAAGGAATATAAAGAATATTATGAACCAGAGTCATTAACTGAAAGAAAATTGTTTGAAGAGATTTGTATTATTGAATTAGAAAAAGATAAATCAAGAGAAAAGGGAGATATGAAAGCTTTTAATGATTTATCTAAATTAGTATCAAGTAAAATGCAAGATGCTGAAATAAAGCCTAGTCAGAAAAAGAAAGCTGGAGATTCGCAAGATGATACATTTGGAATGAAAATGATGATATATGAAAAAAATCAACCTGTAAAGGATAGGTTAAAGGAATATGAAGATGTAGATGGATTTGAAGCTTATGTAAATAAACATATGAAAAAACCACTTGCTGTTGCATTAGGTTTAGCTACAGGTAAGTATTCGATAAATGATGGCGATAAAGATATTAAATTTAAAGATGATGTAAGAGACATTTTAGAAGGTAATAAAAATGAGGACTAAATATGAAAAAAGAGAGCTGTCATCTAATGATTCATCCCGAAATCTACTAGAGAGTATAGGAGAGTATTGGGGTGCTTTTTATCTCGCAAATCCACATAGATTCTGTATGGATTACTTTGGATTTAATCTACATTTATTTCAACAGATATTAATTTATATGATGATGAAGTCTGACCAATTTGTATTTATTGCTTCTCGTGGACTGGGAAAATCATGGCTTCTAGGAGTGTTTTGTTGTGTTATAGCTGTATTAAAACCAGGTACTTGTGTTTTAATAGCAGCAAAAAGAAAGAAACAAGCAAAACTACTTATTACAAGTAAAATTTTAGGTGATTTATATTTAAAATCAGATACTCTGAAAAGAGAAATTAAAAGTTTCCAAGTAAATGCACAAGAAGTATCTATAGATTTTTGGAATGGAAGTAGAATAGAAGCTGTTGTATCTAATGATGATGCAAGAGGTTACAGAGCTAATGTTCTTATTGTTGATGAATATAGAATGGTGGATGAAGGAACTGTGAATGATGTTTTAGTTCCATTTTTAACAAACCCAAGACAACCAGGATATTTACAGAATCCTAAATATAGATATATGCAAGAAGAGAATAAAGAAATTTATCTTAGTTCAGGCTGGTATTCTCAGCATTGGAGTTATAAAAAGTTTATGGAAACAGTAAAAGGTATGCTTAGTGGTGAAGATATGTTTGCATGTAGTATTCCATTCACTTGCTCTTTAGAACATGGACTATTAACTAAAAAAAGAATACTTAAAGAAATGAAAAAAGAGAGTATGAGTGATGCTTCTTTCATGATGGAGTATTGTGGAGTGTTTTATAATGAATCAGATGATGCTTTCTTCAAGTCATCTTGGGTGAATCCATGTAGGGTATTAGAAAGTATGTTTTATCCTCCTAGTGATATAGAGTATCTTGAAAATAAGAAAAAAAGAGATAAGAAATATCATCTTAATAAGATAAAAGGAGAAATACGGATTATTGGTGCAGATATAGCTTTGGCCAGAGGAGTTAAGAATGATAATTCTATTTATACTTTGATGAGGATGCTTCCAAATGAAGGCACATATAAAAGATGTGTTGTCCATATAGAAGCTTATAATGGTATGGAAGCTGAAAAACAAGCAATAAGATTAAAACAATTATTTTCAGATTTTCAGGCAGATTATATGATATTAGATACACAAGGTATAGGAACAACTGTATGGAGCTATATACAGAAAGCAAATTATGATTCAGATAGAGATGAATGGTATGATGCTTACACATGTTTTAATGAAGATAATACTGTTGACAAGTCACTAGCAAAAAAATCACTTCCTGTTGTATACTCCATGAAAGCTTACGCTGATGAAAATCATAAAATGGCTATGTCTTTAAGAGATGTCCTTACAAATAGAACCTTAGAACTTCCTATAAGTGATATTGAAGCAAAAGAAATGATATTAGAAAAAGAAATGATAAAGGCAGACGAAATAGATAAAAAGGCAGAATTGGAAGCAAAATATATTGCCCCTTATCTTCAAACAACGGCTTTAGTGAATGAGTTAATAAATTTAGAATATAGTGCTGATGGAGGAAAAATTAAAATAAAGGAAAAAAGTGGAGCAAGAAAAGATAGATATTCTAGTTTGGCTTATACGAATTTCTTAGCAGATTATCTGGAAGAAAAAGAGAAAAGAAAAAATAGAAATAATCAAAAAACTGTTATGATTTATTGGTAAGAGATGAGGTGAATAAGTGGGCAAAAAAAATAATAATAAAAGCAAGTCTAAAGACAACAATTCTACACAAAATCAAATCAATATGCTAAATGCTCAAATTGGAAAATATGCCTCAGTAAAAGAATCCACAACATTAGCAACAGAAATGTATAAGTTAAGAAGTATAAGCAGAGACAAATTAAGAAAAGCTCTCTCCAATCCATATCAAATTTCAAATACAGATATACTTCAGGATGCAAGTATGATATTAAAAGCTACATCTGGTACATATAGAAGAGTTTTAAATTTAATATCTAATATGAATACTTTTGACCATATCTTATACCCAAAAGACATAAGTAGATTAAAAACAAAAGAAAAAATAACAAAAGCATATATGAATTCGGCGAGTCAATTAGAAAAATATAATATAAAATTTACATCAGCTTGGATAACCGAAAAAGTATTGGAATTAGGAGAGGTTTATTTATATAAGATAGAAGATAATTCAGGGATGGTTTTACAACAGATACCAGCAAAATTTTGTATGATAACAATGATAGAAAATAATGTAATGAGATACGCTATAAATATAAAAAAACTTACTGACAAAAACATAATATCCTTTCCAGAAGAAATTAAAAACATATATAAAAAATATAAATCTAATTTACTTACACGAGAAGAATTAATTGATAATACATATTTTCAATTAAGTGATAAAGCAGTAGCATTTAATTATGATTTAGATTCAGTGAAAGGAGTTCCATTTTTTTGCTTTATATTTGACGATTTAATGGAGCTTGAAGATATGAAAGATTTAAAAAGCACAAATGCAGTAATAGAAAGTATTAAATTAATACATCAAAAGATACCATTTGGCAAAAATGATGAACCACTAGTAGACCTTAATTTAATTCCCATATACCACAATTCAACAAAAGCAAATTTACCAAAAGGAACAGCAATAACTACAAATCCTTTAGAGTTGGAAACACATACTCTTTCAGATGGAAAATCTAAAATAAATGATTATGTAAAAGAAGCAAAAGAGTTCATATTTGATAACGCTGGAATAAATACAGCCTTACTTAACTCTGACAAGATAAATAATGAATCTATCTTAAATGGTATTATTGCAGATAGCTTAATTCCTATGAGGATTCAACAAATGATAGAAAATTGGGTTAACTTTGAACTAAATAAAGACAAGAAGGCAAATTTATTTAATATGAAGTTTATTGGAACTACTCACTTTAATAAAATGAATTTATCCAAACAGTATCGAGAAGATATGGGATACGGAGGGAGTAAAAGCTTGTTTATTGCAAGTACTGGGTTTACTCCACTTCAAGCTATAAACACTTTACAAGCAGAAAAATTAATGGGATTTGATGAGTTTTTAATACCTCAACAAACATCTCATACTCAAAGCAGTGGTAGACCAGATAAATCTGATATAGGGACAGATAATGGTAATTCTACTCAAGCAAAAGGAAATGGGGAGAATGATTAATTATGAGTAAGTTTATATATGCTTTTTCTGAAGATGATAAGAAATTATTAATGGAAAAAGGATATCGTTTTATATGTGAAAACAAGTTGAATAATAAGACTTTATATGTTTTTGAAAATAAATCAAAATTAATAAATAATTTCAGTAATGAAGAAATGAAAAGATTTATATTTACTAGCAAAATACGTTTTTAAAAGGAGGTGAAAAAAATAAAAATATTAAAATTACCTTGTAATTTAAAACATTATTCAGATAAAAAAAAATTGGAAGAACTAAATAGTAATCTTTTGCCAGTGTATATCTATGTTATGCATGAAGGTACAAATCCAAATGGAACTAAATTTTATGAAGAAGCTATTGATAAAGCTGAACCAACATTAAAAAATGTTCCAATTCTAGGATATGTAAAAATAAATGAAGATGGAAAATATGACTTTGATGGTCATAATGTTTTAACACAAGTAGTTCAAACAGATGAAGGGTTTATATTAGAAGAATATTATGAAGAACGAATAATTGGCGTTATACCAGAAACAAATAAATATGAAAAAGTTGAAATTGATGGGCAGAAGTATGTTAAATGTAAAGGATATATATATAAATCATATAGTAATCATGCTTACGATATAATTATGGATTCTGATGAAATAGAAATTTCAATGGAAATAGATATAAATGATTATCAATTAGATGATTCAGATGGATTTTATAATATAAAAGACTATGTATATCATGGAATTACATGTCTTGGTTCTGATGTAAAGGGAGCTATGGGTTCAAATTGTTGTTTAACTAAATTTTCAAGAAAAATTAATTATAAAGAAGAAATATCAAAAATATGCTCAGAAATTTATGCATTAGAACATGGAGAGGGGGAAAAGAATTTGCCAAATAAGAATCAAAAACTTAATAAAAATTCTGAAGGATATGCTTTAGCAGTGAGTAATCTTAGTACTGAAATAAGAAATAAGTTAAAAGAATACAAAGTCGAAACTGAGAATTGGTATGGTGAAAAAGTTGAAGTACAAGCTTTTTATTATAATGATTTAATACCAGAAGAGAATATTGCTATAGTTGAAGATGAAATTAACTGGGGGTATTATTATGGCATTCCATATATAGTTAATGAAGATGCTGTCATTTTGGATTATGAAAATAAAAAATCATATATACAAACTTGGAGGGAAAAACAAGAAGGAGAAATAGTACAGGTTTTTAGTAGACAAGAAAAATTAAAAAAAGAAATAATAGAGAAATTTACTGAAAAACAAAAAGAAATATCTAATTTAAAAGCCAGTTTAGAGCCATTACAGGCATTCAAAGAAGAAAAAGAATTTGAGTTATTTAAATCTAAAGTTGATGATGTAGCTCAAAAATTTGAATTAGCAGAAGATGAAATTAAAGATATAAAAATAAAAGCTTATAATAAGGAAATCACATTAGATGAATACAAGAAAGAATTGGGTTACATATTTGCATTAAAAACTCTTAGCAATAAACAAAGCGAAAAGGAAAATTTTAGTATAAATGATGATAAAAATAATACGATAAAAATACCTATAAGTAATAATAATGATAGTTTTAGTGAACCAGAAGAAATATCTTTTATAAAAAAATATTCAGATAAAGAATAATAGGAGGAATTTACATGAAGAAAGATAAAGCAATAATACAAACAGATAAAGTAAAAAATCCTGATGTTTTAACAGGTAAATATGTTGTTCCATCAGAGGATACCAATCCAATAAATTTAGAAAATGGTGCTGTAATAAATATTGGAGAACTTGAAGACACGGAGTATGGTAGGGATACCCATAAAATATATAAAGTTACAAATGACACATTAGATTGGGGTATAGTTGATGACCCAGCAACTATGTATGATGAAAGATTAGATGAAAGAGATTACGAAGTTTCTCCTGGTCAGATATGTAGATGTAGACGACTAAAAAAAGGAGATGAGGTAACTATATCTCTATTACATATAGCAGATAAAAGTATTGCAGTAAAAGACAAGTTACAATTAAAATCTGATTCGTTTCAGTTTGAAAAATTGCCTACAGCAGATGCTAAAACTCCAGTAGCAGAAGTATTAGAATTATGGAACTATGAAGGTCAAGATTCAGTTACAATAAAAGTTTTATAAAATCAAATAAAATTAACAAACAGGAGATAACAGTCTATAACTGTTATTTTTTTATGCAAAAAAATAGAAAAGGAAGTGTGTAAATTAATGGCAACAGCAAAAACTTTAAAGAGAATAGCTCATGAGCTATATACAGATACATTTAGAGAATATACAGATAGAGATGGAAACACAATAACATATAGAGATGCTGAAAGTGCAATAAAGAATAAATTAAAAGAAATGATGGGAGGAGAAAAATATAATTATTATAAATTCCAAGAAAATAAATGGGGATTTTATAATTTAATATCAGAATTAATATCTGATGATATTAATAGATTAAATGAGGAAGTATTTAGTCCATTTTGTGATTTTGAGAATTTTGATTTAGGAGATAAAAAAGAATTTACTGTTGAAAATACTAATTTATTTAAAGTTGCAAATATAGCAGATGGTGTTAATAGTACAAGAAGACAAAGATTACTTAACAAAAAAGTTCCTACAACAGCATTTAAATTATCTGTTGCTATATATGAAGAAGCAGAGAGATTTATAACAGGAAGAATAAATTGGGTTGTATTTGTGAATAGGGTATCAGATTCATATCATTATGATATTGCTAGAAGAATAGCAAAAACATTTGAAGGTGCATATTCAACAATAAATGCTAAGTTTCAAGCTACAGGTAATTCAGACAAAGTATTATTGGAATTGATAGCTAAGGTAGAAGGGGCTACTGGTAAAAAGCCTATTATATATGGTACTCCACTTGCATTAAGTAATTTAGAAGGTGTTCAAACTGATTTAGAAAAAGAAGAAAAAAGAAAATATGGTTTTATACAAACATTTAGAGGTGGATATAAAGTACTTAGTTTACCAAATGCTTATGATGAAAATGCAGCAGAAGGTAAAGAGTGGGCTTTAGATAATAAGGCTATCTATGTAATACCTGATGGAGAGAAGATAATCAAACTTGGTACTGAAGGAGATGTATTGGTCATAGAAAATACTGATGAAAAAGAAAGAGATGACCAACAAATAGAATATTTTATGGCTCAAAAAATACATTTAGGAGTTGTAACTGCTGCTAAATTTGGAGTTTATAAAATACAATAATTGAATTAGAAGGTGGTTATCCACCTTCTTTTTTTATGGGAGGGAGATTATTATGGCAAGAGCTAAAAAAGAAAATATTTCTAAAACAGAAGTCAAAGCTAATACTTTAGAAAAAGATATAAAGTCTACTTTAAATAAAAAAGAAGCTAGATTAAACCGATTAGAACTACAAAGAAAGCTAAAACAAAAAAAACAGGAAATAGATATAGAAATAAAAAATATATCCACATGGGATGTTGATTATATTGACCCAAGAGAAAAACAACAAATTTTTTCTTTATCTAAAGTAGGTTCAAAAGATTCAACTGAATTTATAGATTTAGATACTCTTTATAGAATAGTGAGAAGAAGTCCAGGTTTTTTTGAAGAACATAGATTAATAATTTCGGATGTAGATTCTTTAGATGTTGAATGTACCCCAATGGACATAATAGATTTTCTAGGATTGAATAGTTTATATGAACATATAAGAAATCCTAATGAAGACTATTTAGAATATTTCTTATCTGATAAAGTTGATATAAATTCTTTTGAAAAAATATTAAATAAAAATAATGTTGAGTTAACAAGAAGATTAGCTGAGAGGGCAATAGATTTACATAAAAAGAAAAAATTTGATTCTGGGCTAAAGGCTAAACTATTAGCTAAAAGAATTGGAATAGAAGATTTGTACTTGTTTAGTTAAAGGTGGTGGAATATTTGGGTACTCCACTTGTAAAAATATATAAAAAGTTTTTGGATGCTATTAATGATGAAGAGATGTTATTACTATCAAATGAAATAATAGAAAAAATGATGTACAGTTATTTAGAAGATGCTATAGTTGATTTTAATCAATGTAAAAAAGATTTGACTATAAAATATGTTGATGAAAAAGGCGAGGAAATTATTCCTGCTACTCAACTAAGTTATACATCTAATTATAGTAATAAAAATGCAGAGATAACTTTGATGGGAAAAGATACAAAAGAAGAATACGAATTAGATAAAGATTATACAATAAGCTTTGAAGATGAAAAATTTATAATAAGTTTTGTTGTAGAAACTACAGAAGAGATAATTTTCAAATACAAATATTTAGGAGAAATAGTATCTGATTTAGATTTAGAGGAAATTAAAATATTATCATATGGTATGCAAATACATTGGTTACAACCTAAGATAAATAGAGAAGAAAATTTAAAACAGATGCTAACTGATTCTGATTATAATGCTAAATCAGGTGCTAATATGTTGGCTAAACTTCAAGCAAGAGAAGAGCAATTGAGAACTAGATTTAATAAATATCAACAAAGATACATGCTAAAAAATTTTGAAGGATGGAACTAGCATGAGTTACTTAAGTGACATAAAAAAAAGAATTGGACTTGGTTGTTCAACTCCTAAAGAAAAAAGAATATTACAACTTAGATTAAGTTTTAAGAAATACCTAAAAGAAACACCAACCTGTATTGAAGTACAAATAACTGATATAGATGAAATTTGTATAACAGATGATACTAAAAGAGCTGTAGTTGCAATTAATGATATAACTAATAATGATAAAAGAGCTTTAGATGAAAAAAATCTATTAGTTGAATCTGATTTAGATGTAGATGTGGGTTGTTATCTTTTCTATGATAATTGTTACTGGTTAACTATATTTAAAGAACATAAAGAAATGGATACATATAAACATTTCATAATAAAAAGATGCAATCAATTCTTTAATTATAAATATAAAGGTCAGATGTATAAAATCCCTATAGCTGTTGAAAATTTAACCTTATATTCTGATGGTATGGCAGATAATAAATATACTTCTATCTCAGATACAAAAAGACAACTTTATTTTGGAAGTAATCCTATCACTAAAACTATAGATATTGACACTAGAATAATGTTAACTGGTAAAACTGTATTTAGAGTTACTAGTATTAATGACTTTGAGTATAATGGCAGAGAAACAGGAGCAGATGGTCTTATTAAAGCTATTTGTTTACAAGATGCATTGATTTCAAAAGATGATACAGTAAATAATATAGCTTGGAATGATTTATCTGAAAATGATAGTGTAATTATTCCTTTCAGTAAGATTATAGGGGATGGATTTATTAATCTAGGTGAAGAAAATGAATACAGAATAGACCATTCTCAAGGAGTTAAATGGCTCTTAGACAAGCAATACAGATATTGTGATATAATTTATCAAGATGAGAAAAGATGTGTCATACAGGCTAATACATTGGCTAAGTATTCTGGCTTAGAAGCATTGCTATTGGCTAAAGATAAAGATATAAATGAAATAATAGATACTAAAAAAATAACACTAAGGGGGTAGATATATGGGTCTATATGGCTTTCCCTAACAAGATGATAAGTAATATAGGAACAACTCTAATGTCAAATCAAGACTTCGCTAAATTTATGATTTATAATAATGAATCACAAAAAGATATTTTATCCATGCCTGATATAAAAAATCCAGTTAAAGAGCTTAGAAACAAGAAAGTGTTTTTTAATAGAAGAGTAGAAAAAGTATTAAAAGAAGCAGATGTTTCTGTTTACATAACATTATTTAAATATAATCTTTATAAAGATAGAAGTAGAATAATAAAAACTACTAATATTGAAATTGGTGTAGTATGCCATGATGAATGCCAAGATACTTTTAATGGACTAAGAGATGCTGCATTAGTATGTTGTATAGTGGACACAATCACTGAAAATGAGGAGATAGCAGGTATAGGAAAAATAAAATTAGAGAGCTGTTCCCCCATGTTTAATTTAGATACAAGTTATAATGGATTTAGCATAGTTGTATCATCTGAAAGTTTTGGTGATATGTAATGTTGGAAAATTATTATATTACAGGATTACCAATTAAGCTAAGTGAAACATTAGGAACTGTATATCAACCTACTATTGAAGAACTTATTAAATTTGATATGGCTAATTTAGAGATAGTTAATCCATTTTTAGTACTTGAAAAGAGCTATTCTCAGCTATGTAACGAGGAATCATTTGAATTGAAATGTAAATATGATGCTATACCTATCTTAGATTTGATGATGTTAACATCAAGAAGAGATTCTTCTGAAGAAATTGAGTTACTTAGTGATAAGATAAAAAAATCTTTATCTATATTATATAAAACTGATATTAAAAATATTGAATATATGAATAAGATTAAAATTGGTATTTTAATTAAATTTGATGATAAAAAGAAAAATGCTTTTATAAGTAGAGAGGATTTTGGACTAGTATCAGATTTAATTTTAGAGACGTTTTGTATTGATAAAAAGAATTTATTTAAAGATGATGAAGATAAGTGGATTGAAAATACTGGCTCTGAAAGAGAAAAACAGTTGATTGCACACTTTAAAGAAAAGGAAAGAAAGAAAAGAGAAAAAGAAGCATACCATTTATGTGATTATATAAATATAGTTCAAAATATAAATGGATATATAGAAATAGATGTGATTTTAAAAATGACTTATTGGCAATTAATTAATGTTTATAAGACTAAGATACAATTTAAAAACTATAATGAAAGTTTAGGCTATGCATGGTCATTTAAATATCAAACAGATATGGATAAAATGAAGCATTGGTCTAAAGAGATAAAAATACCACTTAGCACTGTTAAATAGCAGTGCTATTTTTTATGCAAAAAATGAGAGGATGATTTTATAATATGAAAAGATTTGCAGTGAAAGATGCAGGTAATGTAATAGTAAAAAATAAAGTAACAGGAGAAGTATTGTTTTATTCACAGGATTTAAATGCTTTTAATTTTAAGATGGATTCAGAATCAGTTTATGCAAAAGCTAAAGGTGCAAATACAATAGCTTTTGATGGAGCAATAACAGCAAGTTTAACAATGGAACAAGAAGTAATACAAATGGCACAATTAGCGATGTTATTATCTTCTGATATAGATGAGAAAACTGCAAAGGTTGGGAAAAGAAAAGTATTAACATCTGATAGTACTAAGAAAGTTACTTTAGAAAATATAAAGCCAGTTGCAAATAGCATATCTGTATATAGTATAGAAAGTGATGGAATATCTATAATTAAAAAATTACAATTCACTTCATCAGTTACAGGAGCTAATACAGAAATAACAATATCTACAGCCGATTTTAATGCGGGAGATAAAGTAGCAGTATTCTATTTAGAAGAAATACCAAAAGCAAAAGTTGTAAAAATAAAAGAAGAATCTACTGCACCAAATTACGTTGTAGAAGCTGAGGTAATGGTTAAAACTGTGGATGGTGAATATATGGTTTTATACATGAGTGTTCCAAATGCAAAAGCACAAAGAAGTATAGAGTTAAATCTTACTGCTGAGAATCCATCTGGATTTAATATGACATTAGATGTTTTACCAGATGAAAATAAAGAGTATGCTACATTCACATTTATAGGAGATGAAAATCTTAATCCTGCTAGAATGGCTTCAATGCTAGGTGTTGAATTAGAAGATGAAAAAGATACTAAACCTAAGAAATAGTAAAATACCCTACTCTTAATTGAGTAGGGATTATTTTTTACGTTTAAATGTGGTTTTAATCGGATTTGAACTTAAAAAAATGAAAGAAGGTGATAAATTGGTATTTTTAGATGATAAGTTTTTATTTGATAATGTTTCAAGTGAATCTATGAACATCAAATTAGTTACATTAGGTGATGATGAAATACTGAATGAATATGGATTGCCTTATGAAGAAGCAATTAAATCTGATAGCAGTTTTAATAAAAATCCTTGTTACAGTGAAGATGAAACTACTATAGAACCTATAACATTACAATTCTGTTTATGTAGCGAACATGGGGAGGCTTATGAGTGGGATGACTATACGCTAGAAAACATATGCAATTGGTTTTGGCAGAGAGAATTTAAACCTTTTATCAGTTATGACAATATAGAAGAAATATACTATTTCAAAGCGAGAAAGATAATAAAAAGATATACAAAAGATAAAAAAGGTGTATTAGAAATAGAGTTTCAACCATATACAAATTATGCTTATAGAAGCTTTCAAAAAGTTATAACTGTCAAGGATACAAGGGAAATTAAACTAAATAATGTGTCTAATGTAGATGAAGAATATGCTCCAGTAATTGATATTGAATGTCTAAAAGAAGGAGATATAACAATTAGAAACTCCACTATCAGCGATAATGAAGAAGACAATTTAGTTATAAGTGGATTAGGATTAAATGAAAAAATAACAATAGATAATTTGTATTACACTGTTTTAAATAGTAATGGTGAGAATAGATTCAATATTGTTAATAGAAAGTGGATTAGGTTAAGAAGAGGTGTAAATATATTGAAGTTTACTGGAAACTGTAAAGTTTCTATTAAGTGTAAATATCCAATAATAAAATAAGGGAGAGATAGATATGAATAAAATACAAGTAGATAAATTAATACAAGATAAAGTTAGGGCTATAATACCAATTGTAGATGAGAATGGTAAAGAGGAATATATAGAAGTTAGAAATCCTGATAAGAAAACTAAGGAAGATATATTAAATAAAATATGGGTTGGTATGGAGAATCCTGATTTAGCATTGTCTCAAGAAGAGATTCTTAAAATGTTGATTGATAAATTGACTAATATAGAATTAAATATTGAAATAGAAAATTTAATAAATAGTGAAGTATCTAGTGAATTAGAAACTGTGATGTATTATATAGGTCAAATAGAAAATGAATTAACTGCATCTTTATTAATGAATACTGAGGTTAAGTTAGGTCAGATGAAGAATGAGATATTGCAGGACAGAGTTTTAAAAGAGACTGAAGAAATTGAAAAAATGAATAATATTAAAGAAAAGGTAGTGAATTAGATGGTATTTAAATCATTAGATGAATTGGTTGCTTATACAAAAAATAAGATTGCTGCATCTATGCCTGAAGTTGGAAAAGAAATGAAAGAGATAGTAAAAGAAGAAGTAAACAAACAAGTTTATTCTGGTTATACTCCAGTTGGAGAATGGAATCCTAATGTTTGGGGAGGTAGAACAGGACAATTATTAGATGCTATAGATGTTACAGAACTCTCTTCTAATTCTGTCACTTCAGAGATACAAAATAATGGAAATTGGGTGGATGCATTTACACGTAATTCAGCATTTCCAATGGAAAGATTAGAAAAGGGGAAAGTCTGGGGTGTTGGCGGATATAGACCTCAAACAAATATAATGGAAGAGAGTAATTCTAAAGCACAAGAGAGAGTACCTAAGTGTTTTAAGTCTAAAATGAATGAATTAGGCGTACCAGTAAAATAGATAATATCGAGTGTCTATTAAGTTATAGAGTTTTCTAAGGGTTGTATGTTATCCACTAGTAGATGTATATCATAAGTGGAAAATTAAAAAGCGGTGATGCTCTAACATATAGTGAGCAATTTAACCTAGATAGGTAGTTTAGTTGATTTGCTTAGATAAGCGGTTTAGAATTGTTTCTCAATGTTCTAATACATTGATTGATGCAAAAACATATACAAGTATATTGTGAAATATACTTGTATATAACATATTGATATAAGGAGAGAGGTATAATTGTTTTAATTAACATTTAAATTTGAATACATCGAGGAAGTATTAGAGGTTACAAGAAAATTAGATTATCCTAATATACATTTTAGGGAATCTTGTGGTAAGATAATAGAAAAGTAAGAATTAAAAAAAGATAGTTTTACAAATAATAAAGTCAATATTCCAAAATATTTAATATATAATTATGATGATGATATTTGGACTGGAGACATAGTCAACTGCCACCACCCTAAAGGGTAGTAGCTTGTAAAAGCTAGTTGAATAGCCTAAGTTTACACTACGTTATGTAAGAATATATAGGTACTTTAGGATACTTCTCTAGTCCTAAACTCTACGGTATATCATTAAACATCACTGATGGCAGGTGAAGTGTGGTATATTTAAAACCTTTCATAACATTGGCGAAGAGAGCTTACCACCGTAAGGTGAGGTTAAATTATCTGAAAGGATTATACTATGGTATATGTAATTAATTTTGAAGGAAAACCATTAATGCCTACTACTAATGCAAAGGCTAGAAAATTATTAAAACAAAAGAAAGCTACTGTTAAAAGAGTTAATCCATTTATTATACAATTATTATATAAGACAGATACTGAATATATTCAAACTATAACATTGGGGATAGATAGTGGATATTTAAATATAGGATTTTCAGCTATAACAGATAGTAAAGAATTAATAGTTGGAGAAGTAAAATTGCTTCAAGGTATGAAAGATAGATTATTAGAAAAAAGTCAGTATAGAAGAATTAGGAGACAAAGGTTAAGATATAGAAAACCTAGATGGAACAATAGAAAAATAAGACAAGGATGGTTAGCACCAAGTTTACAACATAAATTGGATACTCATGTTAAATTTATAGATTATCTTAATACTATATTGCCTATCAGAAATATAGTATTAGAGGTTGCTAATTTTGATATACAAAAAATCAAGAATCCTGATATATCTGGTGTAGAATATCAACAGGGAGAACAAATGGGTTTCTGGAATGTTAGAGAATATGTACTTCATAGAGATGGACATAAATGTCAAAATCCTAATTGTAAGAATAAGAGTAAAGAACAGATATTAGAAATTCATCATATTAAGTACAAGAGTGAGGGTGGTTCTGATGCTCCTAGTAATTTAATAACTTTGTGTAATAAATGTCATACATCTCCTAATCATAAAAAGGGGAAATTTTTGTATGATTGGTGTGAAAATGGTAAAAAGGTCAGAGGTTTTAGAGATGCTACATTTATGTCAATGATAAGATGGTACTTATTGGAACAGTTGAAAGAAAAATATACTAACATTAAAGCAACTTATGGTTATTTGACTAAAAATCATAGAATTGAACATGGTATAGAAAAAAGTCATTTTAATGATGCTTTTGCTATAGCTAAAGGTGTTAATCAAGTTAGAAATTTAGAAATATTTAAAGTTGAACAGTCAAGATTAAATAATAGAAGTCTTGAAAAATTCTATGATGCTAAATATATAGATAATAGAACTGGTGAGAAGGTTTCTGCAAGTGAACTTAATTGTGGAAGAAGAACTAGAAATAAAAATTTAAATTCTGAAAATCTTAGGGTGTTTAGAGGTCAAAAAATATCTAAAGGTCAAAGAAGAATAAGGAAGCAAAAATCATTGTATCAGCCAAATGACTTGATTAAATATAATGGAAATGTTTATACAGTTAAAGGCAGTCAAAATGAGGGTAAATACATAGCTTTAAAAGAAATCAAAAAAGTACCAAGTGTAAAACTAATTAAGCCATATATCTTTAAGAAGGGGTTAAATTGGAGTCATGGATTATGTTAGTAGAAACCATTCTAAG